GGTAAATTCACTATTAGACAGAGTTCAGTCTTTAGAAAATTTAGTTGAAAAATTGCTAAATAATTATAATAAGGATATATCGGAATAATATGGCTACAATTGTATTACGTGCAACAAAGGGTTCACAATTATCTAATACTGAATTAGATGCAAATTTCTCCAATCTGAACAATGAGTTAATTTCTAAACTAGCTAGTTCATCATATACTGCCCCAGATGTACTGGCAAAATTGCTAACAGTTGATGGTGTTGGGTCTGGATTGGATGCAGATTTACTAGATGGTCTCACTTCTAGTACAACATTACCAGTTCCAACCAATAAAGCATCAATTGTAGCTAGAGATTCATCTGGCAACTTTAGTGCGAACTTAATTACTGGTACAACATCAAATGCAAATGCACTAAATGGTGTGTCGTCTAATGGGTTTATTTCTAGAATTAATATTAGCAATCATATTGCTAGAATTATTACTGGTAGTAATAATGATATTACAGTCATAAATGGTGATGGTATAAATGGAAACCCTACCATTTCAGTTGGCTCGAATATACCAAAACGTGATTCGGTTAATACATATCCCCTACCTCAAAATTTTTCAATAATTACAGCTAATGGTTTATTGAATGATGGTAATAATAATTTATTTACTGGTTCAAATAATTTATCCCCAACATCAACTAATGGGTTTTTATATGTACCCATGATTAATGGTGTACCCACATCAACCCCAACAAATAATACTGGACGGGTATCGTGCGTATGGGATGCTACAAATAATAGGTTATATGCATATTCTGGTGGTATGTGGAATATTGTTGGTAATAATATCCCAACACAAAGTAAATATGTAAACAATAATACCCCAGCATCAACTGCATATGTTATGAATCATGGACTTAGACTTTCCCCTATGAGTGGGGTGACTGCCAATCGTAATATGTCTGCGTCCGAAATGGGTGGGTATTTTTATAATTTTACTCAATCAAATTTAACAATTGGGTTGCCATTAATAGCAAATGGGATATCATTGGGGTCTGTCACCACATTTCATGCGCTATCTACTGGAAGTTTGACAGTAGTTTCTCAAGATACTGCTAGGATACATACAAGCGTAGCATTACCATTAACCGAATACACTATAGTTCCTGGTGCATCAGTAAGCTTTGTATATGATGGTTCATCTGGGTGGATTCAAACATCAAATAGTGGAGCAGATTTCAATATTGGTCATGGTCAGACATGGAAAGATGTATCTGGTTCTAGGACACTAAACACAACATATACAAATTCAACTATAAAACCTAGGCTTGTCGTAGTTACTGCTAATGCATTTTCTGGAAATCCTACGCTATTTGCAGTTATTAATGGGATATCTGTTAATGTAGGTAAAGCTGTTGGGGCATCTAGTTATGCTCAATTCACAGTAATTGTTCCAAGTAATTCGACATATTCTATTACAGCGACTGATGGTGTTATCAGTTCAACAACATGGGCTGAATTAAGTTAAGAGAAAATATGAAATTTTATAAAAATACACAAAATGAAGTATATGCATATGAATCAGATGGTTCTCAAGATGCATTTATTAAACCCAATTTAACATCAATATCTGAAGAAGTTGCAAACCAACTACGAAACCCACCAAAATCTTTAGCAGAATTAAAGGTTATAAAAGAAGAAGAGATTAGAAAAGGATATATAAAAGATTCCGATGCCCCAGTGTTAGTATCAGGTATATATTGGAATGGCGGATTTGATTCTGCTATTAAATTAGATGCTGCTATGCGACTATCGCAAGCTGCTCAACAACCATCTGTTGTGTTTTTTGATATTGATAATTTGCCCCACAATCTAAGCTACCCTGATGCATTAGTAATTGTTGTATCCGTTGCAAGTGCATATCAATTAGTATTAAAAAGAAAACAAGATTTATTTAAATTAATATCCAATTCGACTTTAAATACCATTGGGGATATTACATGGTAGTTTTTTATACGATATTAACTTTATATGTGCTATGGATATTTTATCTCGCAGTAATGGCATTATATCGAGCAAAAAAAGAAAAAAAATTAACTAAAGTTGCATTGGTATTAGGATACCCAATTTTAATTGTCGGTGCTATTTTAGATTTTATCGTCAATATATCTATATTTACTTTACTATTTGCAGAATTGCCCAAAGAATTATTAGTTACACATAGACTAACTAGACACATAAAAACAGGAACTGGCTATAGATATAAAATGGCTAAGTGGATTTGTGAAAATTTACTTGACCATTTTGACCCATCAAATACTCACTGTGATTAGTATACTAAATATAGTATAATTACTAGGGTATGACATGGCACAACTATCAAATAGAGAACAGCTTAAAAATTATTGTTTAAGAAAACTTGGTGGTGGAGTCATCGACATTAATGTATCCGAAGAGCAAATTCAAGATAGGATAGATGATGCCATTGAATTTTTTATAGATTATGGTTATAACGTAACTGAAAAAAAATATCTACCAATTAAAATCACCCAACTAGACATAACTAACAATTATGTAACAGTGCCCGAAGAGTTACTATCCGTAACCCGCATATTACCTCTCAGAAATCCTAGTTTAAACTCATCTAGTTATTTATTTGATATGGAATATCACATTACTGCTAGAGATTTATTAAATACCATTGGTACTGGTGACGTATCACAATACTACATCAGTAAGCAACATATTGCAACTATTCAAGATTTATTCACAGCAAGACCCCAACACGAATTTAGAAGGTATACTGATAAATTATACTTTAAATTCAGTGCAGAAGATAGACTATCTGTAGATGACTATATCGTATTAGAATGTCATACACCCATAGACCAAACTTCAAGATTTTGGAATGAAAGAAACTTAAGAAATTATGCAACAGCTTTAATTGGACTTCAATGGGGTAACAATTTATCAAAATTTGAAGAAGTCATATTAGTAGGTGGTACTAAATTAAATGGTAGCAAAATTGCCGACAAATATCAAAAAGAAATCGACAAAATGGAACTCGACCCAAATTTCTTATATAGCGAGCCAATCGAAAGTATAATTGCTTAGGTATGAGTACAAATCCACATTTTAGGTCTACTTATAATGGTTTAGGTGAGCAATCATTAATATCAAATCTGATGAAAGAATGTATCCAAATTCAAGGATATGATATTTTTTATCTCCCTCGAGAAAATGTAGCAAAAGATTATCTATTTGGTGAAGATACTATTTCGTTATTTCGAGATGCAATTGCTTTAGAATGTTATATAAAAGATGTTGAAAGTTACCAAGGCAATGGACATATTCTATCAAAATTTGGGTTAGATGTTCAAGATGACTTGACTATCCAAATACATCAAGATAGGTTTAAAGCAGAAATATCATCAAAATTTAATCACATAGTAAGACCAAGAGATGGGGATTTAATTTACTTTGGACTGGATACTCATTCTATATTTGAAATCTCATTTGTCGATAATAAAGTACCATTTTTTCAAGCAGGTACATTATACTTGTTTGAAATAAATTTAAAACGATTTGTATATGGTGCGGAAACAATTACTACTGGGTTATATGATATTGATGATATAATGTCTAGTGGGTCTAATGTAGTAATAGAGCTAGGAGTTGCACAATCAACGTCTACCGCGTTTGTTGAAGATGAGTTAGTATATCAATCATCTACTGGATTATTGAGTGATTCTACTGCATCTGGTACACTTATACTCCATGTAGACAATACTATTACCCTCCGTAATGTTAAAGGTGAATTTGAGCCTAATATTAAATTATATGGTAAAACTTCTGGCACAATATACACATTCCCAATAAAATCAGATGATACATTTGACGACACATCTAGTAATAGAATAGCTGATAATGTTAATGTCCGAAAAGAAGGTAATTCTGTTATTGACTTTACTGAGACCAACCCCTTCCTCGATAATGGGTACGATTAATGTCACTTCATAATAAGCATTTTTATTTTGGTACGCTCCGAAAATATGTAGTATCATTTGCTAATATTTTTAATTCAATACATGTAGTTAGATATGACAATAATGGTGTTGAAGTTGAACGCGAAAAAGTTCCATTAGCATACGGACCTAAAAATAAATACATGTATAGAAATGAGCAAAATCCAGACTTAAATGAAAAATATGCAATTAAATTGCCTAGAATTTCATTTGAGATGATTGAAATTAAATATGACCCATCAAGAAAAACCCCATCCACCCAAAAATTGCGAGGAATTGATATAACTGATGGTAGTAGGGCATTCCAATATAATGCTGTACCTTATGAATTTCTATTTGATGTCAATATAATGGCTAAGAATACAGATGAAGCTTTACAAATTGTAGAACAGATATTACCATTTTTTACTCCCGATTATACAATGACTATTAATGTAATACCAGAATTAAATCATAAATTGGATATTCCCGTAACAATTGCCTCAATTACTATGGATGATAATTGGGATACAGAATTCAAAGAACGTAGAGATATCGTATGGAATATGCAATTGGTATTAAAGGGATTTATCTACGCACCAATTAGAGATGCAAAAGTCATACTACAATCAGAATGGGATTATAGGGGATTTGATAATAATATTATTGTTAGTGGAATTGAGACTGAAAAATAAGTCTAAATAGTGTATGGATAAAAAAGCACAGTCATTTTTAAAAGAAATAAGAACAATTGGATATAAAGCAATTTTATCATCTGATAAATCTTTTGTTATTTATGAACCAAGTTTACCAAATCAATTAATACAAATTGCAATAGATTTAACTGACGAGCTATGTAAAATCTTAGATAATGAGCAATTACTTTTATCTGATGATGATGCAAATTTAATTAATTCATTAATTGATAATAATGTCGAATCTTCATCATTCCATTTAATAGATAGTCAAATGTTAGATGAAACTCTACCTATAGTATATGAAGAATATACCACAGAATCATTTGATAAAGATTTTGATTTTATTAGAAAAAATCTTAAGGATGTTATTGCATCTGGAACTACAGCATTAAATAGAATGATATTGGTAGCAAATGAATCGCAGCACCCAAGAGCATATGAAGTCGTAGCAACTTTGATGAAAGCTTTAGCGGATATTAATAAAGATTTATTAGATTCACATAAAAAGAAATATGAAACTAATACTTTAAAAGGCACAACAAACAATACAAATACTACTAATGTGCAAAATAATGTTATATTTTCTGGTTCGACATCTGAATTAGCAAAATTACTTAAAGGTAAGTAATTAAAATGATACTCAATGTAATTAGACAAAAATTATTTGATTAATGTTCTAATAGAATCGTCTGGTAAGAAAATTTCTAATGGTTCATTGTTAAAAATCATGTATATAATGAAGAAGTCTATAACTTTCAACATTACTAATTGCTGTAATATGACTTAAATTGATATGAATGTATTTTGGAAATTCTTTATCTATATGTAATGTTACTTTATAAATTCTATCTTAATTTTAAGATAGAATTGTTGCCGTTTTATCATACTTGTTTTACTTTATAATATTTTTATAAAAACTTTAAAAGACTTTATAATATATTTTAAAAAACTTATACCCTAGCGGGGCTAGTCGCTTCGCTCCTGTATATGTTTTACTTATATAATAATTTTTATCTGTAATATAATGTTAGATTATATCATACTTTTTCTTGAATAGCAAGTATATTTAAGTAAATAATACAAATAAATGTAAATATATTTGATATTTTAATATAAAAATTGGCGAACGCTAAATATATGGCAACAAATCAATTTATTATTAGAGGAATAAGAAGTGAATATTACACAAGAACAAGTAGATGAATTTTTAAAATGTA